TGAGGTTGGGGTGGATAGTGAGCCGTCTGAGGCTATGCGGAGGCGTTCTGTACCGCCAGTAGCAAATGCAAGAATATTTGATGCTATATTAAACATACCTGTATCAGCATCATCATGGAAACTATGTGAAGGAGTAGCCTCACTTTCACGTCCTGCTAGAACAACTGAGTTTTCGACCCGCATGTCACCGTTTACTTGCAGAACAGTACTTGCACCAGATATTGTAGAACCAGCTATACCTATCGCATCAGCACTAGCATCAACATAGAACATGTTGGCCTGGCCAGATGATTCCACCCTGAAGTATTGGTCGTTTCCAGCCTCGTTTACCACTACACCGGCAGGTTCAACACGGAATCTTTCTGTTGGGGTTTGTCCTGCAGCATCTGCCGTATCGACAGAATAAAAAATCGTTCTGCCGTTCAGATCGCCTTGTATCAGGCTTCCTTTGTGTCCGAATGTAGAAAACGTGTTGGCATCCAAGTCACCAGAAACACTGAACCCGACATAGGGCGACCCGTTGCTTCCATACGAGCCAAGCGTCCCAAAGTAGCCAGCGGTGTTATTACTATGACCAAACTCAATGTTTGCCCCGTTGTTTCGGACACCCAAAAGCCCTGATGATTGCATCGCTCCTGATGAACCTACTTTCACTTGGTCATCCCCACCATCAACGAACAGCATGTTGGGGTTGCCGCTACTCTCAACGCGAAAATCTAGGACAAGACCATCACTATTAATATTAGTTTCGGTATCTTGCATATCTATACGGCTTTGTAATGTTCCAGCTACCATAGTATTGAGAGCCATTCTTCCATCTTCTGAGCCATCACTAGCATCTTTTATCTGCGTAACAACTTCAGCATAAATAACATCTTGTGAGTTGTCGTTTCTGCCTTCAGATTGAATTTTACCCAGTTGATCGCTGGCTGCGGGTGAGCCAGAGTTTCTATACATTCTAAGATTAGGTGCAACATTAGCATCAGCATCCGTAGAGATAAGTGAAAGTGTGTCTAAGTTATCTGCTGTAGTAATTGTTGTAACTCCTGCGACAGTCAATGAACTGCCAATTGCAACTGTACTAGCCATATCTACAGCGCCATCTACGTCTAAAATGTCTAGGTTGCTTGTTCCATCTACGTCGATATCGCCAGCAACTGTAAGCCCTGCTGCTCCTACCAGCTTCAGGTCATCCGCTGATTCATCCCAGAGCATGTACGCGCCTGAAGTATCGCCAAAGAACTTAACGTCATAGCCTGTGCCATCCACGCCGACTGTAATTGTGCTGCTAAACTGTGAGGCACCCGAAACATCTAAGATCCCGTTCAGATCAACAGTAGTAGCCGCTAACTGAATTTCAGTGTCGGCCACAATATCAAGCTGGCCATCGGTGCTGGAATTTATATAAATCGCCGCATCACGGAACTGCACTTTATCGGTCGTAGTGGTGGCAATGTCAGTGCCGCCCGTTGCGTTACCAGCAACAAGAACTTCTGCCAAGGTATCTGTCACGCCGGGGTCAACTAGCGCCAGTGCATCAACTACAGCCGCAGCAGCGCCTGCGCCATCAAAATAAACAACGGTTGTCTTGGCGGTTGCAATAGTGACACTTGCCCCAGTGCCTTGGCTGATCGTAATGGATTGAGATCCCGTCGTTGCGTTTTCAATAAACATCAATCGGGATATCGTGTTGGGCCCGATAGTCATGGTCCTGGTTGCGGTTAACGTGGCACTTGAAGTTACCTTCAGATAGAGCGCCCGTGATGCATCTGCGGTGCCGTCAGGGACCGTTATTGTTTGGTCCGCATCTGTCGCAAAGCAGTCCTTGGTGCCGTAGCTTAGAGCCTCGGCTGTCTGGGTAAGTGCAGAATTGAGTCGGGTGCCCCAAGATCCGCTATTCTCCCCCGTCGTCTGTAGTTCTATTCTGAGATCATTTGCATAGGTGGAAGCCATTAATTATTCCTCATGCTGCTTGCGCCCACTCGGTCGAAGCGTCGGTTTGTTTTGTCCAGGTTGTTGACGCGGGCGCCTGCCCCGTCCAGGTATTGCTCGCACCAGCTTGACTAGTCCAGGTATTGCTCGCACCTGACTGAGCAGTCCACGCAGTTGACGGCCCAACCACCGGCTCCCACTTGTGACGGCCGCTGGCAGCAAAAGCAGAAACAGCAATAACAGAAGCAGAAGCAAGACGCACATATCCAGCAGTCGCTGAAAACGAGGATGATCCACTAATCTCTGCAGAGCCAATTTTAATGATCCCAGCAGTCGCCGTAAAACTCGATTGAGCCGCGACAGAAGCAGAACCGAGCGCAATTCGCTCTGCCACTGCCGAGAATGTGCTACTCGCAGCAGATGTTGCCGAGCCGCGCTGTATGCGTTCCGCAGACGCTGTAAATGAGGATGTCGCCGCTGCCGTGGCTGCGCCTTGCTGGATCCGTTGGCCAGCCCCCGTGAACGCTGAGCTCGCCGCCGCAGCAGCAGATCCCTGCTGAACGAGAGCTGCGCTCGCAGAAAATGCAGAAGACGCAGCAACTGTTGCCGAACCGTCGAGATAAGACCACTCACCATATCTGCCTGCACCCCAACTGCCATTTCCAAATCCTGTCGCCATTTTTTAATCTAGTGTGATGTCCAAGTCGCCCGCCGGGATCCGAAACACATCTCCCGTGGCGATAGTTTTGCTTGCGTCCAGAGACGCAAACGCCAACATATTGCCAGAGGTCGAGGCATCTAGGACCGCAACTGCGACCACCGTGCCGTATCCTGCAGTTGCGGTTGCCCACTCCAGGGCAGCCGCGTTGGTGCTCGCGGATCCAGTCGTCGTAAATGACGCTGCCAGCCGCACATAACCACCACCACTCACCTCAGTGCCAGTGGTCGAGTCGGTAGGCGCAACCGTATATAGCGCGGCGTAAACAGTTGCCGGGCTGGTATAGGCCGTATTGCTGAACGTATGGGCCAGCAATTTGTTTTCTAAGTAATCTGTAAAAGCCATTTTGCTGTCCTATTGAAGTGCTCTAGTTCTCATCGTTACGCTAGTTTGTCCGCGTGTCCGCTGATCAGACACGTTCATGTCATCAATCAATTTGTTGTAAATCGCTCCCCAGGTAACCAGGCGCTCATCATCACGAAGATATGGCGCGCTTTGGATAAGAGTTCCATAAAGGTAAATGTCAGGGCTCAGCGCCAAAAGCCAGTTACTGGCATTGCTGTCGCTCAGCACAGGTACCTGTGCGTAGTACACGAGCTCTGCCGTGTAAGAGCTTGAATCTGGCGCCGGGTAAGCCTCAATCTCATCACCTATATGGGTGTAATATTCAGGCGTGCCTGTCGCGCCTGAGTCGTTGCGCATCTTGTTGAGCCACTCGCTGGTGACATAGATGAGCGGCGTTACCGGGTTGGTATTAATGACTAGGCTCACAGTTTGCATCCAGTCTGCGGGCGGATCCGAATACCGGCTATCAATGGTTACATCGCTCCGAGTGATCATTTTCCTGTGCCGAATGCTGCGTTGAAACTCAGCCTCGGCCAAGGTTATAAAATCTGGTATCGCTGATGTTAGGTCGTCGCGATTGAGCCAATCGGCCACGCTGGCCTTTAGCTCGGTGTATGTAGTGAGGGCCACCTAAACTGTTCCCCCCCTGGTTCTAAAGTATTTGTTTTCGCCGTCATTCAGCCACCGCTTGAAGCGAGCAGGGTCATCAGTGATGCCCTGCTCCTTCAATTGGTGATAAACGGACATGGGGATAGACGCAACCTTCGACCATTCACCGTGTTTCTGGTGCTTGTCTATCGCGTTTGCGGATCGCTTGTTTGCCTCAACAATGGCCGTCACGTCTTGCGAAGTTGCAATGACGATCTGATCATCTTTAAGGCTTTCGCCTTCCTCGTAAACAAAGTTAGTCTTTATTCCAGAGAGAGGGTCAACCGATAGGTTGCGCTTATCTGCCATTTTCCATCCTTTTTTTACGAGGTGCTTAGGTCTCGGATAACACCCAGTCCACTTTCGTTGTTGCACTGAAGACCATACTCTGCCAGGAGCATGTACTTCGTGGCATCGCCAGTCTTAGCTAACTGCTCAGACTGGATCGGCCGCAACGTAGCCATTTCGACCATGTCGGGATCGATAACGTATGCATCCCTGGCCCGGCTAAATCGGTTAGGCACAACCGAGATTGAACCGAAATCAGAAACATACACATC